TGGAGGAGGAGGCCTAGGGGGTCTTGGAGGAGGCGGCCTAGGGGGTCTTGGAGGAGGAGGCCTAGGGGGTCTTGGAGGAGGATCTGATGAATTTGTAATCGCTGGAAGATTATTTAGAGGAGGAGGCGGCAGTAATCGATTATCATTTTCGTTCGTTATAGTTCTTACAGGATCGTTTTTTTTTATATAAAATCCGTTGACAAATTCAAAATGATCTGATAACGATGGAATATTACTCATTACCATTTGAATATTTCTATTCCGAACTAACTTTGGGTCTCCGCAATTTATAGCACTTAATACCATAACTCCATTATCACATAATAATTCACGAATAAGGTCATATTTCATAAACATAAATGGACATGTTTGTAAGATAATAATAGAATAGTAATTTTTATGTGTATTAAGAAAGTCTAAAAACTCAGGACTATTTTCTACGCGTATGTCAAAATCTACGGTACCTATAATATTAGATTGAGATATAGATGACATATATTCTACACTATAATCATTACCATGTAAATAACTAGTTAAAAAAGTTTCGATTTTAGGTATAATCTCATTTTCTACTGATAAATGTTGATAATTACTACATTTACCCGTCTTCCTTTGACATAATATAAGTACTTTTACAGACATTCCTATATATAGTAAATATTAAATGATTAATTATAATGATAAATGATAATTAAACACCATATAATTCCGACTTGCTGGATTTGAACCAGCGACCGATTGATACCTACAATAAACCACTACAGTCAATCGCTCTACCCCTGAGCTAAAGTCGGTAGTTAAAACAACTGTATCTAAATACCGACTTTACTAATTTAATCACTTTTAAGTATTTAAGTCATTTAGGATTTATATTTACTATCGTTTACTGAATTTAAATAAATGATTTTCATATCCTCCATTTCGCGGGCGTATGGGTCCTAATTCACTTGTAAATGATAATTGTTTAGACTTAATATGAGCAACACGTTTTTTTTGATATAAAGCCATTATTCGTTCTTCTATTAATTGCTTTTTTAATTCTTGTTGAGTTAAAGGACGTCTTGGTACTATATCGTCTGCTATATCCTTATATCCTTTAAAATACTTATTATAAATGGCACTATTTTTCAAGCCTGGATCTATCCTTTTATCTATCGTCACTTTTTTATTTTGTGAAGACGGTGGACGAAATTGAGCAGGCCGAAAACCATTCGATTCACGCGATTCATGATTGCCAGAGGTTGGTTGTATATTACCAGATGATGGTTGTATATTATTCGAATTTGAATTGAAAAAATCTCCTGAGTTTATATTTTTACTAGACATTTTTTTTAAGACCCCATCCGACGAAACAACTAAATTCAAAGATGATAATATATCATCATATGTCATAGTTTTTTTTTCTACAGTTGTATGAATAGGTGTTTCCCAATAATTCCCAAAAGAACCGGGTTGTTGAATATTATCTTGAGATTGATCATTTGTTATTTTAGTTGACGATGGAATATCTTGGTAAACAAATTCCAAAACCATTTAAATTATTGTTTATATAAAAAATAAATTAAATGAATTAAAATATTTTCTTTTATATATGGACACACATATTAGTCAAAAAGGAATGGCTCAGACTGTAGTTATTGATAATAATAAAAAAAATATTAATTCTACTAAATGGAATGCTAAATACGATGGAGAAACCGCAAATATTTTAGTAAATACAAACACAAATGGACATAAATCAAAATATTTAATTGAACTAGATAATAATGATATTGCAGATTTGTTTTCAGTTCCTAGCGTGAATGAACCGTTAGATATACGACTTAAGAATGATTATACCAATCCAAGAAAACATAAACATTCTATTCCATCCACACCATATATGATTGAAATGGATAACCAAAGTTTAAAACCAACAAAAATGAACGATACATTTTATACACATGTTTCAAGTCCTTCTTATGGAGAACAATTCTTAATTCCAGTTCCAATCAATAACCCTAAAACTAGAAAACATAAAAAACATAAAAAACATAGAACATATCATATTAAAAAATATCATAAATATACCCCAAGACGACATTCTACCCCAAGACGACATTCTACCCCAAGACGACATTCTACCCCAAGACGACATTCTACCCCAAGACGACATTCTACCCCAAGACGAAAATATCGCCGATCAAAATCAAAATCATCTAGTTCAACAAAAAGACGCCGAAGAAGTTATTAATATTAATAGTTAGTTATTGATTTTAAAAAAATCTTTTAATATATCACTATCGTATTCGGAATAACTACGGGTTCTTTTACGTGTTCCATCATAGCATAAATAATTTCGATAATAACTTGAAGAAAATAATAATTTATTTTTATAATTATCAAAAACAGATTCAATATTAATACCCCTTTTTCTTTTTAATTTATAAATAAATTGCCATAATTCAAATTGAAGAGAGTTATAATCATTATCATGACTAGCTATAAATGTATATAGTTTATGATTTCGTTGATATTTATTTATATTATCAAACTCATAATCTTCATAATATCTAATCTTAAAATTAGTAAGTATGTTTTTAAAAAATTGCTCAATTAGATAAGGAGAATGGTTATTCAAATTGATAGAAACATCAATACTAATATTCATCTATATATATAGTATATTTTGTAAAACACAGTTATTTTTAATTTTATATAAAATACTTAATTATATATTAAATATTTTATATTAATCTAACTTAATTATAAATGTCTTTTCGAAAGTATGGAGGTACAAATTTTAAAGCCAAAAATAACTATGTAAATAATAATTACCAAAATTCTACTTCTTTAAATACAAGTGATGGAATAGGTAAAAATAATACAATTATCAATTATTATAGTGATATAAGCGGAAATATAAAAACGACCGGAGATATAGATATAGATGGGGGTGATTTAATCGTTTCGGGAAAAGTAACCAATCCAGTAATCGATAGCAATGGAAATATCATCAGTGGAGTATGGAAAGGAGGTAATATTAAAGCAATTGGAGGAAATATTGAAGTAAAAGAAATAATAACATTATATGATGGTGAAACTCATGGCGGAAGTTTAAGTGTGCAAAAAACAATCACCTCAAATAAAGCATATGTAACAAATTCCGAGACAATTTCAGGAATAGGGACTAATCCATTCTCTGTAATGCCCAAACAATATATTGATAATGTTTCTGCTGGAAACACATTTTTTCCTCAATCATTATGCGCAGTTGCGGGTCCTTATTCACCTTCTGGAGGTACTAGTTCTGTTACAAATCTTAATGTAAATGGGATAGCCCAAGAGTGGTACAATTGGGCAAGTACATCATTTGATACTATTACGGGAATATCTGGTACATTTGATGACTTATTCACTATTGATGGTGTACCAATTCAAAAAAATAGTAATATATTAATTACAAATTTTGGTACTTTATCAAATTCAGGAACAGCTTCGAATTATCCGGCCGCGTATAGTAGCGGCGGTACATTAACATATAATTTAAATACAGGTATTTATAATGTCAAGGAAAATGATAGTAGTAAGTATTACTTTGAAAGAATAACTAATATGGCATATAATACGAAATTAATTAATGCAACAAACGCTGTTTTATCTGGAAATGAATGGGAAGGTACTATATTTAAACAGACAACTTCCCCTGATCCTCCTACAAATGGAACGATGGCAATAATAGGAATCAATCCATGGTTATTTGTTTCATATCAGACGTCGGCTTTTGAAACTAACCAGGGTCTTTATACAACGATAGGAAATACTGGAACTAAAATATATTTAAATATAGACCCTAAACAAGATTTTTTAAATTATTTAGATAGTGATACGAAATATATTCCTCCTGATGGTAGAGGTACAAATGGTACAACCTCTATAGACACCGATTTTTATCCGTCAGGAACTTTGAGAATTGGCGGAAACACAGGCGGAACTGATAACGATGGTACTATTACAATTGGTGCTTATGAAGGATCGCAAAATGATGCATATATCAGTGTACGAGGTAACTTTAATTCATCCAGTATTTTAGATAGTATTGGAAATTTCGCCATAGATGATTTAAATCGAAATATTAAAATAGGTTCTAATATTACCTTTGCAGGTACCAATAGTATAGCATTAGGACATAATGTAACTGTAAGTGAAAGTAACACGATTCAACTAGGGGATAACCAGATAGAGTTTTTAAAATGTAGCGGAACGTTAAAATGTGGCGGAGATGGAAGTTTTGGTGGAGCCCTGACTATTACTGAGGGGTTGAATTTAGAGGGGGGTATAACAACAACTGGTATAGTAAGTATAACAAATGCTACAAATTCTTCGAGTACAACAACTGGTGCATTAAAAGTAACGGGCGGGGTAGGTATTGGTGGGAATGTTAATACTGGCGGTGATTTAACGACAACTGGTATAGTAAGTATAACAAATGCTACAAATTCTACGAGTACAACAACTGGTGCATTAAAAGTAACGGGCGGGGTAGGTATTGGTGAGAATCTTTATATTGGCGGGGATTTAACTGTAACTGAAACATCCAGCGGAAGCATAACATTAGATATGACTGGAATAGATGATGCCAACCCAATCAAAAGTGTAATAGCTATGACGTGTGTATACACTGCTGGAAATTTTATATTTTATGAACAAAACAGTTCTGGCGATAAAATAGGGCAACAATATTTTAGAATTGACGCACCTAACTCGGATGCTGGCAATAAGTTTTTTTTCGGTAATCATAGCACGAATACTACAGATTATATTTATCCCTTATCTATTGAGGCATTTACCGGTAATTTAACAACTAGCGGTATAGTAAGTATAACAAATGCTACAAATTCTACGAGTACAACAACCGGTGCATTAAAAGTAACGGGCGGGGTAGGTATTGCTAAGGATCTTTATATGGCCGGTACATTAAGTATAACCACAGCAGAGACCCAAGGATCAAACTCTACTATTCATTTAAGTGGTGTTACTGATAATGGTTGGATTTATTTTGATGATAATAATAATAACGGACAATTATATTTTCGATTAGACGACGATGATAGTGGTTCTGGATATCGTGCGTTCAAATTCGGAAATAGAGCTACTAATGGTGTAAATAACTGGCCGTTAGAAATAAGAGCATCTAATGGTGATTTAACAACAAGCGGTTCATTAAGTATAACAAATGCTACAAATTCTTCGAGTACAACAACTGGTGCATTAAAAGTAACGGGCGGCGTAGGTATTGGTGAGAATGTTAATATTGGCGGTAATTTAACAACAACCGGTACAGTAAGTATAACAAATGCTACAAATTCTACGAGTACATCAACCGGCGCATTACAAGTAACGGGCGGGGTAGGTATTGCTAAGGATCTTTATATTGGTGCAAACGGTACAGTAAGAATAACAAATGCTACAAATTCTACGACTACAACAAGTGGTGCATTACAAGTAACGGGCGGGGTAGGTATTGCTAAGGATCTTTATATTGGTGCAAACGGTACAGTAAGTATAACAAATTCTACAAATTCTACGAGTAAAACAACTGGTGCATTAAAAGTATCGGGCGGCGTAGGTGTTGTCGGTAATGTTAATGCGGCTGCATTTTATACCACATCCGATCGTAATCAAAAAGAAAATATAATCGATTTAGACGATCGATATCACGTAGACGACTTAAGACCGGTCGAATTTAATTTTAAAGAACAAGATCAAAAACAACTCGGGTTTATCGCCCAAGAGGTAGAAGAAATATATCCATTTTTTGTTTCAGGTACAGACACAAAATCACTCAACTATAATAATTTTATCGGGATTCTCGTAAAGGAAATGAAAGACTTGAAAAAGAGAGTTACAGAATTGGAAACCAAAAAAGATATTTAATAAAAAATTGATTCAAATATAAGTATATAACTCGAGATATAATTATATTTAAATGGAACAAGTATTGAAATCACAAAATCCTCATCCACGCGATGAAAATATTCTCTTCTTCGAAGAAGGGCATCGATATGAAATTACGAGTGATCCAAACAGTAAATATACTTCGGTCACCACATGGATACATACCCATTTCAAAAAATTTGACGCAGATAAAGTGATAAAAAATATGATGAAGGGCCGAAATTGGAATTCGGAGAATAAATATTGGGGACAAACTGCAGAGCAAATCAAACAATTATGGAATGAAAACGGAAAACGAGAATCACAATCAGGGACTGACTTACATTTTAATATAGAATGCTTTATGAATAACACGCAAATTATGCCGAATTACACACATACAAATTTACTCCGAAATTATGAAGCCAATCCGAAAACAAATTATCAAATAGAATGGCAATTTTTCTTAAATTTTATTATTGATACACCAGAATTCAAACCATTTCGCACAGAATGGACGGTGTATGACGAAGATTTGAAACTCGCTGGATCGATAGATATGATATATCAAAATCCCGATGGGTCGCTCGATATTTATGATTGGAAAAGAAGTAAAGGAATAACCAAAGTGAATAATTGGAACGAGTTTTCACACACTCCATGTATCGCAGAATTACCTGACACCAATTTCTGGCATTATAGTTTACAATTGAATATTTATAAAAGAATATTGGAAAAAAATTATGGATATATCGTAAAAGATTTATTCCTAGTAAGATTACATCCGAATGCAGAGGATCAAAATTATGAACTAATCGAGGTTCCAGATTTAAGTGAACAAGTGACGCGGTTATTTGAGGAAAAATACTTAAATAATAATCTATAAACTGATTATTAGACTAATGAATATAATAGAATTATTTACACAAACGATATTGGATTTTGACCCAAAAATACCAAATCAATCTATATTTTTTTTAATGATATTTTTCGGATTTTTATATAAATTTCAACTGTTGGACCGAACATATAAACATTTAATATTATTCAAGTTATATTTATATCATAGTGTATTTTGTAATTATAAAAAGGTAGAGATACAAGAGATTGAATCGGTGAAAGAAATTCCTGTGATAAAATTCGAAGATAAATATAGAGAAGAATATAAAAATCTATCATATGATTATTATTTCTCTCAAGAAGAGAAGGAATTACTGATTCAAAAGAACGACGAATTAAAAGAAAAGGGGGAAGAATATCCAGAAGAAAAGGCTTCTGAATATATATTTCGAGAGAAAATAAAAAAACTGAATAATACATTCGTAATGGAATATACACCTATGGGTAATATAATTCTTACCTTTAATATAGAAAAAGAACACTTTGAATATTATAGTGATGCCACGGTTCCTTATCGATTTTTAGAAACAGTTGCTAGAAAATTTGTAATTCAAAATAATTGTAAATCGATTTTTATAGATATGAATGATGAATTAAAGATATACGAAGAAAATTTGAAAAAAATAGAAGATAAAAAAGAAGCGGAAAGAAAAGAAGCGGAAAGAAAAGAAGCGGAAAGAAAAGAGTTAGATGAAAATTATAAGGCTCCAAAAGAGAAAAAAACTGTTTTTGCAAAATTAAAAACATATAATAACGATTTGGTAACTAATCGTATGGGTGCAACACAATCAATTCCCCCCAAACAAAGTAGACCCACCACTAATATTTCGCAACCGGCTCAATCACATAAAGTTATTTTAAAAGAAAAATCAAATAGTTATAGTTATAAAGGTAAATTACAAAATTTTAATATATTAAAAAAAATAGATAAATCGTCGTCAAGTAAAAAAATGAAATTATCCTTTGCTGAATATAAGAATTTAATGAAATCAAAACAACTAGAAAATAAAAATAAAGAGATAAATATAAAATAAACATATAAATATATATAATGGTTTGTAAGACAAAAAGACAAAAACAAAAATTAAAAGATAAAAGAAAATATACTCGAAGAAAAATAAAAGGTGGTGAAAAAGATATTAAAAAAGACGATAACTCAAGTGAAAAAGATATTAAAAATGATGATAACTCAAGTGAAAAAGATATTAAAAAAGACGATACCACACACGAAAAAGATTCTGCTCCTACAGAGGATAAGCAGACGAAAGAAATTATGAAAGAAGTAAATAAAGAAAATGACAATTTAGCAAAGAATAATATAGTTACAAAAACAGCTACTGGCGTTGGTGAGGATTTATCTAATGCAGCAGATAAAGTTTGGAATGCGACAGGTAATATTGTATCAGGAATAACTATAAATGCAGCAGAAAGTCTCGGTGAAATGGCAAGCGTTGATATAGCAAATTCTAAAGACGTCGGTAAAAAATTAGACGAAATAAAAGAATCGATTACAACGCCAGAAAACCAGGAAAAAATGAAAGAAATAATAGGTGAATATGCAGAAATAGGAGGAATTGCTGTAGAGGCATCTGCTCCATTTATAGATCCTTTGGTAGATACCGCTAGCGAAAAAATGGAAACGATTGGTTCCAAATTAGGAAGCTCTGCAGTTAAAATAGGATTGAATACTATAGAAGAGATTCCTTTTTATGGGATTTTAGTTGGAACTGCCAGGTCACTTAGTACAGCAGGAGATGCCGCAATTTCTACAGTAAACGCTACAAATGAAATAATAAAAACAACGGCGGATTCTGTAAATGGTGCATCAAAAAACTTTAATCAATTAATGAACGAGAGAAAGGATATAACAGGTAGAACAAGTGATCAAATAAATAAATTCGTAAAGTCAAGTACGACAAATAAATCAGATAAGGATGAATCCAAAGAAACTATAAAAAAATCTGATACCGATAAAAAAGAAAAGGAAATAAAAAAAGGAGGTAATTTAAAATCTAATATTACAAATAGAGGAACGCGACGATCAATACCTTTCCAAAAAAATAAAACGAAAAGAGTTAGATTCGCGCTTTAATTTGAAATAAAATTATTTCCCTTGTCGCCATTTTAAAAATCCATTACTTTTGAATATATTAAAAGAAGACCCTAGATGATCTGAAGCAATTAACATCGATTGTTTCTCTGTGTTATCCATTTGGTTTAAATAGTCTAAGAGTAAAATATATTCTTCGTTATTTTCATTTATATTTTTGAATGAAATAGGTATATGGTTAAATTCTGAAAAGTCGGATAAATTTATAGTCTTCATATGATTATATAAATAAGTATTGAGATATTTTTATAATCATTTTTTTTTAATAATATTTGAATTTATATATATTTCATGATAGACTATATGACCCATTATTATAGATAATCCTAATTTTATATGTTTACTAGATAGATAAGGGATTATATTATCAATAAAAAGACCCGACAAAAAAAATATAAATATTGTTTCTATCGGAAAATATTTACAATACTTCCATGCCATTCGAAAATGATTTGGTACATGTAAAAAAACCATATAATAAAAAAGAAGTGTCGGTTCTTTAAAAAGGAAACATATAAACAGAAGTGAACAAAATAATTGGAATGGTTTGGAAATAGGAGGAAAATCGCGATGAAAATGAACACTAGATAATATAAAAAATCCTGGTAAAATTATTTCATTTGGTAGTATATATGTTATTCCATATGATAATAAATTAACACGAACCAGTGGACGAAATAAGTGAAATGTTCTTGCGTGAATAATATCTGTAATACCGTGATTTAATATAATCATCGTGGTAATCGGTCTTACTATTTTATATGGTATAATCATATGTAATCCTATAATTTTATTTATAATTCACAAACGCAATCAATTTTTTCTCATCTGAAATCTGTATATCGCTATTTTCCAACATTTTGGTTAATTTTGTATCTATTTGATATCCTTTATCTAGTAAGAAAGAAAATAATTGGGGTAACTCGTCAACTGTCATAAAAGGTGTTTTACAATATGGATGAAATGATAATAATCCTAATCCACATTTCTGAATGGGATTACATGCGGTTCCCTGTTTAAATGGACTTAATTTATTGAATTGGATTCTTCGTACCCGTCGCTGAAGTGGCCCCAACGGTATTCCGCTAATTATTATGATTGTAAGATAACACTGATTAATTGTATCTAAATAAGGATAACTAAATAAACTGAATGATTTACTCATATCAATTATAAATATTTTTAAAAAGTAAAAAAAAGGAGTCTTTTTAACTTTTTAAAAATTTTATAATTTTAAGAATAATAGGCTTTTTAATTTAATGGTTCAGTTATTTCATACATTAGATCAAACAAAATATCTCCAAATTCAAATATTCGTAATTTTCTACTAAAATTAGGATGTTGGGTAAGAATACATCGCATTATGTAATTCTTATCAATACCCTTTTTTTCCAGCTTTTCTGAGAGTTCATCTAGATAAGCATCTGATAAATCAAATGTGTCTTCTTCCAACACTTCATTATTTGCACGTTGAAACAACATCCTGTATGAAGCAAGAGCATAATCGCTGAAATTATTACCTTTTACCCCATAAAAGGTATCTCTATATAACGAACAATCGCGCGGATCTTCTCTTTCATCATCAGAATCAGAATCATCTGCTTGTTTTTCTGCCATCTTTGTTCTACAATATGGACATCCGAATCCATTAAATGCTACATTTTTCATAAGACAATTTGTATGAAATTTATGACCACATTCTGTCACTACAGAATTACATTTACCATCATTAATTTCTTCATAACAAATGACACATTCTGTTTTCTCTACTACCTCACTTTCAAAATGTGTTCCGAGTGAACACGCCATAATGATTTATAGGTTTATTACTTGATAGCTAGGTTAAATAAATATAAGTATTATGATTATAATAAATAAAACGAAAACACAATCAATTTTTTTTAAAATACTTTTTATTTTCAATAAGTATAAATATTAATAAGAAAGGAGATTAAATTAAAAAATTGAATACTTAAACTAGGATAAATTTAAAATAAATTAGTAAAACAATTATGGAGCAAATAAATAATACAATTTATAGATATAAATTTGACGAGTTATTTTTAGAAGATCTTATATCTTTTTCAAAAATTCATCAATTTGACGACCGAAAAACATTCAAAGAAGAGTGGAAATTATGGTGTGAGTCGAATGAAGAATTTATAAATCGAGAGGAAAATAGATTAATATCTTTAGGATATAAAGGAGATTGTAAAGATAAGATGTTTAAAAGTGCTAGATATTATTTCAGAAAGAAACCCGCTGAAAAAAAAGAAGCAAAACAGCGACGCAATTATATCGCGTTATCTAAGCCTTTGATTGAAATGATAGATAATGCGATTAAATCGCATAATATAATGAAATTGAAGCCTTCTGATGGTTTTGATTCGTTTTATAAAGAAAATTCTTTAATAATAGAAGAAGAAGTAAATCGTTTAGAAGGTCTACTTAGCAAGGGAGAAATTTATGCGAAAATAAAAAAAACGTATAAAAATCGATGTTTCGTAAATAAAGATGTATCGTATAAAAATTAATTAAATAATAAGTACTTATTTAATTATTATGAGTATTAAAATAGATGGAATTCGACATTATATTCAAAAACACTATAATCGTCCATTAAAAACTCCTGATTATTATAAATCTATCGAGAAAAATGATTTTTTTTTAGTAAATAAACTAAATATATTAAACCGGTTAAAAAGTATAAAAAATTATAAAAATAAGTATGAATCGATAAATGAAATAGATAAATTACAATTTGGCGAGATATCGAGCGAATATGAAAATATGGACTATTCGAATGAATATTATATGATAACCTATAATTTTGATAAGAATATTAAGATATATGACTTAAATGATTATATATTTACAATTAGTACAATAAAGGCATTTATATCTGTTATTATAACAAACTATCCAATAATATTATCAAATTTATTTGACTTATATGAGATAAACATATGTTTTTTAAATATGAATCCCTATAATATAATATTTTATAATGAATCTCCTTTATTAGTCCATTTTGAAGACGCAATTGATTATAAGTCAATAACCTCAGATAAATTAATGACAATCATAAAAAGAAAAACGAATTTAGTTTATTTTCCTATAGAAATACATCTTTTATATCATTTATTGGAATTTAATACACAAATAGTAACATATGATATAATTGAAATAGTTGGAGAGACATTTTTATCACAATCGACAATATTATCATTTTTCCCGTTAGAATATAAAAAGAAATATCGGGAGATAACTTATAATTTATTAGAAAAGTATTTAAATAAAGATATATCGGTCGTTATGAGCGATTTTATTCCATTTTCTTATACATGGGATAATTATAGTCTTAGTGTGATATTTATTCATTTAATAGGTAATTTATTAAAGATAACTGAATTAGAAGATACCTTTTTAAATGAATTATTGATTATTTTATCCAAAAATATTCATCCTATTCCCGAAAAACGAGAGAAAATAAATTATAATATAGTAGAATTTGAAAATCTCTTTAAAAAACACTTCTCTTGGAATTATATTGATAAAATAGATAAAATTCCTATAAAACAACTAATAGATATACTATAATTCGAATCATAAAATATATTTTTTATTCAGTAAAAGTATATTTTATATAAATACGTTATCTATTTTCTAGATTTTCTTGTCTTTTTTCCTTTTCCTTTTGTTTTTTTACTCTTTTTACCCTTTTTACCCTTTTTACCCTTTTTTGTCTTTTTTGTTTTTTTTGTCGATTTTCTGCATTTTCTTCTTTTTTTGGTTTTACCACCAGATTGATCCTCATCCTCATCCTCATCCTCATCATCATCTTCGTCCTCGTCATGTTTCTTCTTCTTGGTTTTCTTCTTATGTTTTTTATGTTTCTTCTTTTTCTCTTCATCATCCTCATCCTTTTCATCCTTTTCATCCTCATCCTCATCCTTTTCATCCTCATCCTTTTCATCCTCATCCTTTTCATCCTCATCGTCATCCTTTTCCTTTTCATCTTTTTTATCCTCATCCTTTTCATCTTCATCTTCATCTTCATCT